ACAATTTCAACTCTTGCTGTTCCACTACTGCCTGGTTGAGAAATATAAACTACGTCACCATTTTTATAACCATAACCCTGTTTTTTGACAGTAACAAAATTTACGCTGCCATCTAAATTTGCTACAATACCAACTCTTAGACCAAATCCAGTGCTTGATGCTACGCTAAGAGTTCCGTTATCACCAACTTTAGTAATATTATAATATTTTCCTGCAGCTATATCTCCATTACTTCTAGAAAATTTGATAGTATTTGAGTTAACAACATCAACTAAGAATGAGAATCCTTTATCAACTATAACACCACCAACACCGTTTGCTGATAATGTTGCTGTAGCTGTAGCACCTGTACCACCTCCACCAACTAGAGTAACTACAGGAAATTGATATCCCGCACCACCATCAATGACATCAATTCCAGTTACCTGTCCAGTATTGGTATCAATGACTGCACCAAACACTCCAGCTTTGGTAGGACCACTACCAGCATCAGTTACCTGTACAAGTGGTGCAGCAGTATAATTAGTGCCACCTCCACCACCAATGGTAAATGAGTCAATTGATGCTCCCAATGTAAGTTTGCTAGGAGCTTGAGTTGATTCAATTACTGTTAGACTATCACCCTCAACAAAAGGATGATTATTTATGATTACATTATCTGTTCCTTCTTCAAATGCTGTTGCTGGAATATCAGCAGTTATTGGAGTTGTAGGATAACCACTAGTACCTGACAAATCAGTCACGTATCCAGTACCACCGCCAGCACCAGAAACAACTGATCCTAAACCATTAACATCTACTACACCATTATCAGTGACTTTATCATCAGTTGCCTTAAAGATAGGCACGACAGCACCAATTGGTAAAGTAGAGTTACCAAATGTTGCTTTATCTGTTAGAAAATTGGTACGTACGTTTCTTTCTGACATTTTAGGTTTTGATTAAGTAATCTACCATAATAAAAGGAGCTATTAAATTATCAATCTTAGTGTCGCTTTCTGGTTGAACACTAATGGAAGCACTCATTCCCTCAGTAGAAATAAATGTCTCTGGTATATTTAACTTATAGTTAGTAAGTCCAGTTGTATAATTTATAGTATGTGTGTGGGATGTGGGATCCTCTGGATAATCAAATGAATCTGTAGTCTCAACAATATTTGAAACTTGAGGATATGCTGCTTGATCTGGATTAGGATTATCCACATTGGTATCAAGAGGTAAAACATCATGTAAAGATGTGTTGTGAGGATATGCTGCAGCGTCTTCTGCATTATTACCAAAAGATGTGGTATTTACTTGTAATCTAAATGCAGTGCTACCAGCACTAAGATTGTATGTTCCTATGTTAGGAAATGTAAGGATATTACCAGCGGTATATCCAGTACCACCATCTACAACAGCAACAACTCTATACCTTGTGTTAGTTGGAAGTCCACCAGCGCCTGGCCACGCCTCAAATCTAACAGTCAATTTCATTCCAGTTCCAGATCCACCAACCATATCAACTTCACCTGTAACAAAATCATCTAATGTACTCCATAAAGTACTACCATATTCTGCGTACGCCCACTGTCCTAAACCTTTATTAATGAATGCATCTGGGTCAACATCTAACTGTTCAAACAAAGCAAATGACTGTAAAACACCACCTGCACTAGCTGCTGATGTAGGAATATTATCATTACCAACTCCATCAGCACCCTCAACATAGTTAGCAGCTAAAGTCTGACTAGAACCAGCACAAGTCATTGTCACGGGTCCTATAGTAATTGAAAAAAGACCAAGGTTTAAAATATATGTCTGAAAGCAAGGACCTTCTGGAGTGGTAGTTATAGCCATAGTCCTACCAGTAGGAATTAAACAACTGGTAATAAATCCACCACAAGTTCCTTTACAAATACCATAGTATTCAAATGTAGCACCAGATCCTAAGAATGTTCCAGATGCGATGTAAGCACCAGTATTCCACACTTCAGACTGTGCATAGTGTAAACATGCAGGTTGTCTTCCATCATTACCCTCACCAGCTGCAGCATCAGTATTATCATACCAATTAACTACGCCGATAGTAGATGCGTTTGTGTAATAATTTAATTCAAATACATCACTACCACCACGTCTAATAGTTCTACATCTAAATGTTGTACTATAGTGCATGTGTGGTTGGAAGGCGTTAGCTGGAACAACCTCTTCATCTGGATTTCTAGGTTTAGTAAAACCAACATTACCTGTAAGAGTAACCTGTCTGGGAGGAACTCTAAACTGTCCTGTCATGTCAACAGTTGCAACAGATCCTACGTTACTAGAGACAGTAACACCAACACCAGATCTGTCAATAGTTTGACCAGAAGCATTAACAACTGTAGCATCATTGATAACACCTTGATCTGATGCAGAACTAGCTCTAATAAATTTTGATCTTAAATCTGGTACTTGGAATTGATCAACTGTCAGGGTTACTCCCTCTTGTCTGAATGAGGATCCTTCACCCGTTCCAAGAATTTCTGCTAGTGCTGGATAAACTGCTGAATTATAAATTCCACCATCACATCTTAAATAACCAGCTGGAAGAAGTTCAGCACTATTTCCTACATTAGGATCATTTACTTCCAACTCTTGAGGAAAAGCAATCAACGTTCCTGTTGTTGTTCCTATCTTAGTTCTTTCTTGATTTAAAAAAACTGCCATTTTAGTAAGCTCTGATAATCATTATCACAGTTTGTGATGGTGTTTGATTGTCCATAAGAATATTTAACGCATCTGGTATGTCAGAAACGTTAACTGTGTATGATTGTACGTTATTTACAGCAATATTTGGTGGAATTCTAAGACCACCAATGTTCATAGTAATATCAAAACTGAAATGATTATGTGATGCTAACGTTGCATCGGTAAAATCCTCTCCAATGTGACTGAGGTTTGTAGGATATGTTGAACCAACATCTCCATTATAGTAGTTTGATCTACCAAAAATAGTTACAGGAGGAGGAAATACACCAGTGTGTTGTTTCATATAATGTTGATAGTTATATGAGTCAGCAAATGCTGAGGTGTATGCACCATGACCAGGAATTGTTCTTGTTGCTCCTGCAACTGGAATTGAATCATTTGTAAAAGATTTTGCCTGATTTGTTAATATTAAATTTCCTGCGTTTGCTCCTTCTGCTTCGTAATATGTTAGTGAACCAAATCCAGCTGGCCACTGGTCTGCAGTATCACTATTAGTAACACCAGTTAAGTTTGCAGATTCATAGTTTGGATTACCAGTTGTTTCAGCTACTGCTGCCTGAAATACCTGAACATACTTACCACTAGGAAACGCCGTTGTATATTGTCCTTTATGTTTATGACCAGGCGTATGATCAATACCTAATTTTCTTCCAATAGTATAATATGTCTTAGACCATGTAGGATCATTCAAGTTAATGTTTTGAATTTTTCCTGCCATAGTATCAATTGGATCTAATTGAAATTGTAGATCCGTATCAGCACTGTAGATAGTTGGAGGAGTAACAGTTGTACCATCACCATCAACTAAATCTCCAATCACATCATAGGCGTCTGGTTGTCCAAACTGATAATCAGCATCTAAAAGATATGATTTCTCAAGATCAACCATTGACCTACCATTTAAGTTAGGAACTCTAAAAGTATCTCCATCCTCAAAATCAGGAAAGTTTCCAACAATTGATGTATCAGTAGGTCCGTATGTGTTTCCTATCATAGATGCTAACAAAGGATAATCATTAGCTTCAAAGGTTCTACCATCACAAGCAATCCACCCCGTAGGAATATTATTAGGATTGTTACCACTACTAGACTGTCCACCCCAAGGCATGATAGTGCCTATGGGTGCGGACTTCATAGTTTTTAGTCTGTTGTAGAATGCCATTATAGTTCAGTTAACCACCAACCTTGATAGACAGCAGGGATAAAGTTATCGCCATCTGTTTGTCCAACGTAAATGAGTCCGAAGGATGCATTTCTGTTCTGAACAACCAGTTCACCAGATCCATATGGTGTAGATAAACCACCCAACTTAGTTCCCGAAGTATCTCCTTGAAGTGCTACTGGTTCACCACCAACAATTGGAGCACGAATTACAAGTGAGTTGTTGTAAGTCAGTGATCCTGCAACTTCAGTAACTCTGATAACATCACCTGTTTCAGCGTTAGCTGGAAGTGTAAGCACAAGAGCACCAGTAGAAGGAGCTACCGCTACAATATAATTTATATTGACAGAAAGAAGTGAATCTGTGTTGACAAACTTAGTAATATGTCCACCATTCTTATTCTTATATCCCTTGTAACTAAATGCATCAATAGATCCATCTTGCATAATGGTAAAGCTATTAGTACCATTAACACCTAGATTTCTAACATCAAGAATTGGTTGTGAGTTAGTTGGGTTTGCTCCAGCTATACCAGCAACGTCAAGTAGACGACCAACAAATGTGTCACCAAATTCAGATTCAACTCTGAATGTTGGAGTAAATGATTTGTTAGTAAACTGGATAGCATCAGGATCCTCAACACACTTACTTGGGAATATTCTAAAGTTACCACTAACGTCAGTAGCAGCGTTGATGTCAAGTGCACCACCCTCAAAGTGATGTTCTTCGTTGTTGATTAATTTAAGGATAGGTACGTTATTATCTGTACCAGTGATTTCAAAGTTAGAACCAATAAACTTAACATCATCATATACATCTAATCTACCATGATGATAATCTTTCTTAACTAGAGTTGTACCACCATCATTAGTAGTGCTGCTAGTTACGAGGAATATCTCATCATCAATTAGTAACCAATATTCACGATCAAGGAAGAATGGAACGACATCACTATTAACTACTCCAATCTCAACAGAGTTAGATCCAGATCCAGCAATATCATTTGTTAGAAGTGTAGTCTCTCTGAATAGAACTCTGAATACAGATTCACCATCATTGTGTGTTGATGCTGTGCCAGGAACATATGATAGACCACCAACACGAGTAACAGGTAAGTTACCAGCTGGTGCAACTCCAGATGAAACAGGAGTTCCGCTAATCTGCATGATTTCTTCATTTCCGCCAGATCCAAATCCAACGAAGATAAAGTCACCACTTTCAAAGTTAGTAATATCATCAACAGGAAGAACTGTAGCACCAGTACTAATTGTGGTAACAGTGTTAACAAATGTTGTAGCAATGCTGTTATCTACCTTAGGATCTTTAAGCATTGTGTAAACTGTAGCACCAGCTGTATGTGATGCAACTGCAGTTCCATACTGAGATCTAGATGCTAAGATTGTACCACTTGGATTACCAATTACTGTATCGCCAGAACATCCATCAACAGTGAAGATGTCACGAACTCTATCAGTAATTCTAAACTTCTCATCTTTAGTTGCGTTGAATGAGATATTACTTTGACTACCAGATCCAGTAAATGGAACGTTAAGTGTAATTGTGCTACCAACAATGCTAACAATCTGAGGATCAGTGAGTCTGACAGTTCCAGAATCTGTTGGGAATCTGTTTTGTTCAAGTGTGACTGAACCACCATTACCAGTTAGTTCAACATAATCACCAACCTCAAGTCCAGCGACTGAAGGAACTGCGGTAATTGTATTGAGTCCTTCTTGTGCGTTACCAGTAAATGTTTGAGCTGATGCTGTCTTACATCCACCTTTGAAGGTAAATGAACCATTGACAGTTAGTTGTCCGTTCTCACTACCACCATCATTACCAATAATTGTTTCACCAGTTACACTGTCAACAGAGAAGAGAGTATCACCGCCAGGACATCCATTAGTAATCTCAAATTTCTTATTAACAATTTCTAATGATGTAGCAAGCTTAAATGCCTCACCCTGATTGAAGTCTCCGTCTCCATTAGTATCTTCACGAGATACAATTACGTAGTCAATACCAACTTGTAGTGTACCACCAAAGGTTGAGAGATAAACATTTTCTTCATTACTTGCATCTCTAATTCCATCAATTCCTTGTTCAATCCATGTTGCATCAAATGCGATGTTACACTTATAAACAGGAGTTCTATTGCCAGGATTCTCAGGATGATTATCAATCTGAGGTGCAAATGAACCTAGAGGTTCTCTTTCAACAGTCAAATAATATGGAGCACTTTCTGCACCTGTTAGACCACCAACTGCAACACGAACAATTTCAGGTCTGGTGCCAGTTCCTACATCAACAGGAGCATCAAGTAAGATGTAATCACCTTCAGCAAAGTAAGTGCCAGGTGCATTTAACAATGGTAAGTAATATTGCTTACCAGTCAATGCAGGGAGATCAGCTCCTTCAGGACCTGCACCAGTCTTAGCGTCTTGGAATGTTGCATCACCCCAAGATGCAGAACCAGCAGTGTCAATTCTGTTGTAATTTGGATCAGAAGCTACTACCTGTAGAACATTAACAATGTCAACATTCTGATTAAAGCTAGAAGGTCCTAGAATACCAGAAGTATGTTCAATTCCAGTTGTTCCTAGAGATTGTCCAATACCAACGAAGGAGAAGGAAGAAGTACCACCACAAAGTTTAACACTACTGTTGAATGTTGTTTCACCATCAATCTCAAGACTGTTTCTAATAGTAGTTGTACCACCCTGACCAGCAATGTTAATTTCAGAAGCATTTAACGCAAAGTCAACTGTCTGAGTATTACCAGA